TCAACTTTTGACCAAAATCAAGAAGATCCTGAATGTCAGTCCTTGGTGATTCCAAGCACTGCTCCCAGGCTGTAATCACCTTCTCAAGCTGCCAGTCAGCAGCAGCGCGCATGGTTCGTCGAGTCGCTGGGCAAGGTTCCTGAAACTTTAGCCAGTTGTCTTTGTTGTCTTGCCAGAGTTGACAGCAGAGATCATCAGTCAGTGGGTGTTGGTCAGTCATTAGTTGTCCTCCTGTTGTGATAACCTCAATTCACGTTCTGGTGATGGGTAATTTGTGTATGGATCATCATAAGGAAAGATGTATTCTCGATACCAACCGATACTCAAACTTTCCCAAAACTCACCATAACCCCATTCATCACCATCATTATATGAGTCAAGAGCAAAGTAGATGTTGTGGAAACCATCAAGAAACTCTTGCCAATAGTTAGTCATCAGTTGTCCTCCAGTTGGTTGAATGCTTCGAGAAGTTGTTCTTTGGTGGCACCGTCTTCAATCAATCTTCCCAGCCTTTGCTTGGGAGTTTCAACGTACTGCCACTGCCGACCATTGATGGTCCCGTGAACTTCGCCCTCAACGGTGTAGCAGTCACCTTTGACAGCTCGAACATGCCAATTGCCGCCAAGGGAATCTCTCCAAAATTCGACAAGCTCAAGAGCTTCTTTGAGTGTGATGGGAACAGCTAATTTGATCCCCGTTTGTTTGGCCATCAGTTGTTCTCCCGTTGTTGTTGTGGGCGCATTGCTTGTCTCAATCTTTGTGCTGTTTCTTGTGGATCATCGCAATCGGTGTCATCTAACCAGGCAATACACTGTTCCAACTGCCAATCACCCGCTCACACTGACCATCAATTACAAAGCATTTATCTGTGTGTAGGTAAGAGTGGTAGCGGGCGTCCAGTGAAATCATTAGCGTTCCTCAAAATTAATGCGACGGACCTTACGTTGGCGTCGTTCCTCTTGGTATTTTAGGTCATCTGGTGTCAGCATACCATGATATTTAATCTTTTTGTCATAATTTGTAAGGACCACTTGACCCAAGTCAATTGCTCCCACAGTATCGTCTACGACTTTCATCTGATTTGGGCATCCACAGAACTGAACTTTACTTATGCTCGTCAGTTCTTTGCCACACATTTTACATCTTGCGGATAACATTTGTAAGCATTTAACCTCATATGAGTAATGCTCGAAGAGGGGATCGAACCCCCGACAACTTGAATGTAAATCAAGTGTTCTACCTCTGAACTATTCGAGCGATGCACCAGAGAAGATTTGAACTTCCACGCCCAGAAGGCGGCAGATTCTAAGTCTGCTGCGTCTACCATTCCGCCACTAGTGCTTATCTTTTTTTATTTGAGAAGGTGTCCGTATGACTACCAAACAGGCACGGCTGGACTCGAACCAGCAATCGACAACTTAGAAGGTTGATGCATTATCCATTATGCTACATGCCCAAAAAAAGTTAGTTGCCTAACTTATACCAGACATCCAACCAATAGGATTGAGTTGTGTGGTTGTTTTACCATGACTAGTGGCAATATCATACATCACTTGATGTATATTTTTTACTTCTGTGTAGGTGTCAGTAAGTAAAAGATTTTCTGCTACTGCTTGATCGTAAGCAAGTTTATATTCTTTTTGGTGAAGAGAAAAAGTAGCTGGTCCAAACCAGGGATCGTCTTCAAGATATTTTGGTGCTGGATATGTCATGCTAAAACCATCTTTTTAGTGTAGTCATACGCATAGATTTCACGGTTTCCTTTGATACCCCAACCCAACCAGTAGTAAGCAGGTTTCATGTAATAAGATACAGTTTGTCCACTGCCTTCAAATTGTGGAAGGACTTTTTGGAAGATAGGTTCGTTAATCATCCAGCGAGTCTGACCTTCCAGACTACTGGGATCACAAACATATTTAGCACAGAAGTTTCCAAGACCTTTGTATCGTCCAATACTAGTCCACTGAATCAAACCATACCCACCAACCTTACACTCAGTGTAGGAGACACGAGCACCACCTTCACAGATGTTGGAGATGAACTTACTCTCCTGCTTGATGTTACCCATGATCGTGGCAAGAGCATTACGATCTTTGATTTTAGTTTGTTCCTGAAGTTCTTCTAAAACATACTGCTCCTCTGGAGTGCAGTCTTCACACTTCCACGTAAGAGTATACTGTATCATAGGAACTTCTACAACAGGAGGTTCAGGAATTTCAGTAATAGAAGGGTAAGCACAAGCAGAACTAGTTAGTGTCAGTGCTGTCAATGCCAGAGTTCGTTTCATCATACTTAAAATAATCTTTACGGTAGTAACGACCGAGTATGTTGCTATTATAGTAGGTGGGAGTCCCGTTGTCAAGTGCCCACTCATGGGTCACCTGCAGAGTCTTTTCCAAAATTTCCATAACATTACAGTTATATATGAACGCAGTATAGCACTATCAGTATAAATAGTTTTATGGTAGAAAGTATTTTTATGTCTTGGAGATATAACGAAGAAGACTTTACTGAAGCACCCAAAGGTATAGAAGGATTTGTTTATTTAATAACAAATTTGACGAATAATAGAAAATATGTTGGTAAAAAATCTTTTTGGACAAGAAGAAAAGATAAAAAGACTGGTAGAAGAAAAACTAAAGAGAGTGATTGGAAAAAATATTTCGGTTCTTGTGATCCATTAAATGAAGATATAAAACTTCTTGGTGAAGATAAATTTTTGAGAGAAATACTCTACCTATGTCCTCATAAAAAATCAATGTCTTACTATGAAACTATGGAACAATTTAAAAGAGATGTTCTAATGACAGATAATTATTATAATACAAATATTGAAGGAAGATTTTTTGTGAGTGAAAGAACAGGAATTTACGAAGTAGTTATGAGAAACGATAAGTTCTGCGATATGAGAAGTGAAAAAATGAAAGATAAATCATACAATCCAATGTATAAGCCAGAAGTTCGTGAGAAGTTTAGTAAAATGTATTCTGGTGAAGGAAATCCTATGTACGGTAAAAAACTTACAAAAGAGCATAAAAAAACACTCACTACATCAAGGAATGTAAAAGTGAGTGATGGAACAACTATATGGGAAAGTGTCACTTCATATATTAAAGAAAAAAAGATAGGATTTCAAAAGTATAAGAATCATTTAAAAGAAGGTCTAATCTTTATCGTTAATTGATTCTATTATAGTTCTTGGATTGTTATGACTTATTGGTAATGAGATAAACAAAACCATAGTAGTCCCCAATATCACTCCCGTCAAAGACACTGCCACGATAGATCCAGGGATTCGAATATTCTTTATCCTTTGCCACATACTCATAACGATCTCTCCTTATTTATTCGTTGCCAGGTCCAGACGGCATCGTTCCAGTCTCCGTCCCACGGATCTGGAAATGGATTTCCCAGTCCCTTCTCATCGCTCCCAGTGCCCACGCTTGCGTTAGACTCTTCGGACCTTCTTTCAACAACAGGATTTGATACTGAGACAGACCAGCCTTCCTCTCCAAATAATCCCGTCTCCAGGATCTCTGCTTTATTTGCTCGTTGTTCATCTTCTTTGTCCCAGATTTCTCCCATGTGTTTGACTTGTTTGTCGATGGATGCCATCTCCATCTCCACTCTACCATCTACCCAGCGTTCACGCAACCATTCAATAGCACCAAGGGCAAGGTGATTGATAGGGAACTTTTGTTTGTTCGCCCATCTCTTACCCTTGGTATACCAAGTATCTTCGCCACCCCATTGGTGTTCGAATTTATAGTTGAAATCCTGCGAAGGTGTCTTTTTTGACATCTTGTTTGATGCTCCCGATTAGATATGATTCGACCTCTGTTTCTTGAGGAGCGACTTGCATACCCTTGGAAGATAACCAGTGCTCAGTCCAGGGAAGTGGGTTGTTAGATACTGGTGTGTCAAAGATTGCCTTCAGTCCAATAGACTTCAGGCGACGATTGGCAGTCCATTCAACATACTTTGCCAGCAGTTTATCGTTCAATCCGATGATAGAACCATCCTTGAACAGATACTCTGCCCACAACTTCTCCTCCTCTACACACTGACGGAACATGTCATAGACATTTTCCTCTTCTTCCTTGGCGATCTGGACCATCTCTGGATCATCGCCCTCCTTCCATTTATTTAGGATATTCTGGGTAATTGTCATGTGTTGGGATTCATCTCTGGCGATGAGTCCGATGATCTTTGCTGATCCTTCCAGGAGTTTAAGTTCACCAAAAGCGAAAGAGCAGGCAAACGATACGTAGAAGCGAATTCCTTCGAGGATATAAACGTTAGCAACTGCGCGATATAACTTTCTCTTGAGTTCATACAATTCCCACTTGGCATTATCAACACCTTCTAAAGCATGTTCCCATTGATTACCAGCACCCCACTCCTGTGCTGCTCGTAGAAACTCATCATAAGCACCAGTTACTGATTGTGCTCGTGAGAGGATCTTCTCGTCGTCCAGGATGTGGTCAAAAACATCAGAGGGGTCAGCATACACATTTTTGATGATGTGGGTGTAGGAGCGACTATGGACCATCTCCATGGTCTGCCAGATATTCATAGCACCCTCAAGTTCTGGAAGAGAACAGTAGGGCATGAATGCCATACCAGGACCACGACCTTGGACGCTATCCAAAAGGATCTGATACTTCAGGTTAGAAGTGAAGATGTGCTTTTGTGCTGCGTTTAGAGTTTGATAGTCAGCACGATCCTTCTGGAGAGATACCTCCTCAGGACGCCAGAAGTATCCAAGCTGTTGCTGCGTCAGTTTATCGAACACAGGATACTTGAACTTATCGTATCTCTGAACCCCCAGAGGAGGTCCAAAGAACATCTTTTGTTTGGTGCTGTCCAACTGAGTGGTGTTAAACACCGTCATCCCATCTACTTTACTACGCATTGGTTCGTTAGTTCTAAATCTTGCAACTGTCACAGTCTTCTTCCTCCGTTTGGAAAATGTCGTCTAATAGGTCTTGGATTGATGCTTTCTTTTCTTCTGTTAGTTGTGGTTCGTCACTCTTGATATCATAAGTGTTCTGATAATAAGAAGTCTTCCAACCATACTTGTAGGTCTTCAAAAGGTCACCTGCCATGACAGAAACAGGAACTTCATTGTTCTCATAGTTCTCTGGATTATAACTCCAGTTGCCAGAGATTGCCTGGTCAAAGAACTTTTGCATTGCCGCGACAACTTTGATATAACCATCGTTGTCCTTAATGTCCCAGAGAAGAGTGTAGTTATTCTTGAGACTACCATACTGAGGAACGATCTGCTTGAGTGGTCCTTTCTTTGACTTTTTAACGGACATGTATGCTCGTGGAGGTTCGATTCCGTTTGTGGCATTTGACACAACGGAACTGCTTTCCGAAGGCATCTGTGCGGACAACGTGCTATGTCGTAGTCCATATGTCTGAATCTCGGAACGAAGAGTTTCCCAATCATGATTTAATTCTGTTCCACAGAACTCATCGATATCACGCTTGTAAGTGTCGATTGGCAAGATACCGTCTGCATACTTGGTTCTATCAAAATATCCACACTTGCCCTTCTCTTGAGCGATGGCGTTGCTTGACTTGAGCAAGTAATATTGGAAAGATTCAGACAAGTCGTGGACGAGTTTCCATGCTTTTGGATCATCATAGTGTTCTCCTTGTTTTGCTAAGTAATGTGCTAAACCGATATAACCAATGCCAAGAGATCTACGATTCTTGGTGCTCAATTCTGCTGCTGCGACTGGATATTCTTGATAGTCCACCAACTCCTCAAGACCACGTACAGCAAGATCACAGATTTCCTCAAGTTCCTCCTTTTTAGAGACTTTACCCACGTTAACAGCAGACAAGATACAGAGGGCAATTTCGCCGTTAGGGTCATCAATATGTTCCAGTGGTTTTGTTGGAAGTGTGATCTCTTGACAGAGATTAGACATGTAAACTTTATCCTTAAAAGAAGAATGTGAGTTACAATGGTCAATATTCATCAAATAAAGACGACCAGTCTCTGCTCTCTCTTTTAGAATATCTAGAAAGAGTTCTTGTGCCCCGATAGTCTTTCTTGGAACAGCATCATTGAGTTCATGCATCCGATATAGAGTGTCAAAGTCATCAGTACCAAAAGCATCATAGAGACCTGGTACGTCATGCGGTGAGAAGAGGCTAATCTCCTCATTCGCAATGAAACGTTCGTAGAAAAGTTTTGAAATTTGGATTGAGTAGTCAAGTTTCCTCACTCGGTTGTCTTCTGTTCCTTTATTGTTTTTGAGAACAATAATGTCTTCTATTTCTTGGTGCCAGATTGGGAAGTGGACAGTTGCTGATCCACCACGGATGCCATTTTGAGTGCAACATCTGACAGTTGATTCAAACTTTTTGAGGAATGGGACAACACCTGTGTGCTGAACTTCTCCACCTCGGATCTTAGCGTTGATACCACGGATTCTGCCTGCGTTGATGCCGATACCCGCCCTTTGTGCAACATATCTGCCGATAGCCATATCAGAACTAAAGATGCTATCGAGGGTGTCATCAACATCAACAAGAACACAGCTAGCAAATTGTCGAAGTGGAGTTCTAACCCCCGCCATGATAGGTGTGGGAATGTTGATTTTGTGTTTGGAGATTGCGTTGTAGTATCGTTTGACATATTCTAAACGTGTTTCCTTAGGATAGTTTTGGAATAGGGTAACGGCAATCATCATGTACATATATTGTGGCGTCTCATATAGTTCGCCACTGGATCTATCTTGCACGAGGTACTTATCAACGACCTGACGTAGACCCGCATAAGTGAATAGCATGTCACGATCATGATCAATCCAACTATCAATCTTGTCCCACTCTTCCATAGAGTATTTACCCAAGATCTCGCCATCATATACGCCTCTCGATACACAACCAACAGCATGATCATGTACATTAGGATGACCATTTACCCAGTCCGATCCAAATACTTGCTTGCGAACTGCGAAGAGAAGCAAGCGAGCAGCAACAAACTGATAGTTGGGACTATCCAAACTAATCAGATCGCTCGCAGAACGCACCAGGATCTCCTGAATGTCCTTTGTCTCAATGCCGTCGAAGAACTGGAGACCCGAGTTCATTTCCACCTGAGAGGCACTCACACCGCTCCCTAACCCCTCGCAAGCTTCCTCCACCATCTTGTGGATCTTATCGAGGTTCAGCGCCTCTACAGCGCCGCTTCGCTTGCGAACTTTGATACCGTGTCCGTTTGTCATACTTTCTTCCAGTCGTTAAATTTAAGGGTTGCTTCTAAACCTTGATAGACGTTAGATTCTACCAGAGTTTGTACATCATGTCCAGCAAGATGCATGTCATTGATGTCTTTTTGTTGTATTTTCTTTGGCCAAATGACTACCTTATCTCCTCGGTCAATGACTTTGGAGATTCTGGTGACGATCTCTCGGTTGCGTGGTTCATTATCAAATATCCAAATATAATTGCTCCAACCAAACGTCCGAACATCAGCATCTGACCCTGCCATGGCAACAGAGTTATCAAGGAAAGTCGAGTCAAATGGTCCTTCTACAATATAAACAGGTTTGTTTTCTTTTACTCTATCCAGTCCGAAGATCTTGGGTTGTTCCTCGTCCAGCATGATCGTGATGTATCTTAGTTTTGCCTTAGGGGCAAGTGATCTGCCTTGGTATCCAAAGAGGTTACCTTCTTTGTCTCGGAATGGAATAATAATCCTGGGACTATCTTGCTTGAGGTTATCAAACATCTTCTTTTGTTCATTTGTCCAAGCCTTAAACTTAGGACAATAGTAGAAGTAATCTAGATCTTTGATGCCTCGGTTCTCAAGATATTCTCTCGCTGGGTGAGAAATATTTAGCGAAGAAATCTTCTCAAGGTCTGTATCTTTTTTGACAAATTTGGGAGTCTTAAACTCAAATTTAGGATTGGGGACTGTTGTGCCTTTGCCTGTCTTGCCATCCTTAAACTTCTCCATGACATACTGGTCATGAAGGAATGTATCCTGATCCTTCAAGAAGTTTGCAAGTGTTCTCCCCATGCCACAGTTGTGGCACTTAAACACAAAGTCGTTCTTGATCTTAAACAAATATCCCCTTGCCTTATTGCGTCTCTTCTGACTATCGCCACAGTAAGGACACCTGAAATTATACAGGTCTGCCTTCTTGCGACTGAAGAGAACAAGGCGAGAGGATACAAGTTGGATATACTTTACGTCAATAAATGACATTCATTGCAAAGGTTTCACGACCTCTATAGTAGCAGCAGTCGTTGGCAATGTCAAGAGTCTGATGATAGGTGGAGCCACTTGTAATACTGTCACGATCGTTGCCAGGACAGCAGTAGCACCGATAACAAACCTTGTGTTTCTATCGGTCTTCTTCTCAAGTGTTTCAATCTTATCCGAAATAGACTTGAACATTCGATCATCATACTTCTGATGATCTTTGATCATTTGAACTATAGCATCATTCACACGCTCACCTTCATCTAAACGATTTTCGTGACGTTCAAGGACAATAGCAATCTTATTACTATTGTCCGAGATTGTTGTCACTGCTCGCTCAAGTTTGTCGAGCATCTCTTTACTCAGGTCTTCATATATGTCAAGTTTGGATTGTAAAACTTCTAACTTGGCTAGACCGAACATGTTGTTCTCTTATCAAACGTTGCGGATAGCAAAGTCAAGAGCAGATTGATACGTTGAAGCGTCTTTGTTCAGCATGTACTGAAACTGTTGCTTGTGCGTGTCATCTAACTGAGCATAACAAGCAGCAATACGTTTTGCTGAGAAGTTATCAAGGTTCTGAACTGAACCATCCGAGAACTGAACCTTAGCAAAAGAACCTTCGCCTGCTGGGTTGAGTTCAGAAGTTGCTACATCGAGAGCAACTTGGATTACATCTTGTCCTTCCATCATAATTTCATTAGTCATTTCAATATCTTCCTTTTTCAATTTCTTAGTTTGATCAGATGCTTTCTTTTTGAAGTCTGCAAGACGTGCCTTCATTAAGACATCCATCTCTTTAGTCTTCTTCTGCATCTTTTGTTTTGCTTCGTCACGCTTCTTTTGAAGATCTTTACGACGCTCGAGCTTTTTCATTTGCCCGATCTGTTTCTGTGCTCTCTCAGTCTCCGTTGAGGCAGCCTCAGATACAATAGTTTCTAATTCTTCTTTCATTTTTCTTTTTTGGATACGGTCGAAGAGAGAGCGAGCGCCTTTAGTACGCCCATCAACTTTATCATTACCTTTCTTATACTTACGATGCTGCCTTGGATTTACCATAACAAAAGCAGGTGGCAACTGAAGACCAGATCCGTCTCCAGCAACCATTTCATTCATATCATGTTTAGACTTTTCAGACATTCTTCGTCAACATCCTCGTTAAGTAAAGGTGGTAATCTATTTAGAAACAACATAAATGCCTTAATTTGAGACCAGTATGTTGCTTCTGTCTTATAAAAGAGCAGCGGTGTTGCTGCATCATCAAACACATTATACAACACAATCACATGATTTAGAATAAGGTGGGTCTTCAATTCACCCGTCGTTTCGTATCTTTTCAGTAGTCTTTTGATGTATTTGAACCTTTTCAGGTCCTCTTCAAAATCACTGTAAGTTACTGACGACGGGTTATTGTAGTTTTGAATAGCAAAGAAGAGCCAGTTGTCTGGCGTCAATTCATTGAAGTTCATTCAGATTATGGATTGACTGTTAGTTTAGCATCGTTGGAAACAACTTCCTCACCACCAACAGTGTTGGTTACCTTGACACGGAACTCATAACCATTAAGAGCAACGGTTACATCGCCAGCAGCAATTGTGAGTTCACCAGCAACTGAAGTGGTGTCATAGATGCCACCATCAAGGGTTGCAGTGACATTCGACCAGCGACCATTAGCGGTCTTCTGACGCTGCCATGTGTAAACAAGAGTTCCAGAATCAGTAGAGGAAACTGAAGCAGCATCGAAAGTAGCTGCGGTTCCAGCAGCAACTGTGACAGCAGCAAGAGTGCCAACTGTGATTGCAGATGCTACATCAGCAGCAACATCATCATCACCATCAGCAGTATTAGCAGGAGCATCCTTGAATGATACAAGGTGCTGTGCTTTATGGCGGGTATTTCCAGCATCATCGGTGTATGTGAAATACTCCCACCAACCAGGGGCGGTGAGACCACGTTCTTTATTCTCAGCAAGAATTGCTTCAGCATCATCAATGAATACTACTCTACGAGCAGCAGTAGCATAACCCTGGGCACCAGCGACAACACTATCGCCATCAACAATCAGGGTGTTGTCATGATCATACTTATCTACAGAATTTTTCTCGGTTGTATTGAGAACTTTCAAGCTTTGTGCGTCTGTTTCAGCGCGGCTATACAGGGTCATGGAACGGCTCCAGATATACTATCCTTTTATCTAAATTTTATTTATAAAAATAGGGGACTTGCGTCCCCCAATAATCACTCAGCAGGAGATTCTTCTCTTGCTTTGATTGCTTTCTCAACGACAGCAAGAAGCTGATCGTCCATATCGGTCTTGGTTAGTGCCACTGCCTTTTTTAGAACAATAAGGCAGATCTCAACTAGTTTTTCTCCTAGTTCTTCGTTGTCAGGAACTTTGGCAACGGCATCCTTTACGACCTTAGCCGCAAGGGGAAGTAAGAATGAGAGCATGGTAATTTGACATAATGTGCCAAACTATTTATTTGCTCTTCATGTAATCCGCAGATGTTTGTATATAATCAGCAGCAAGAGTGATCTTTGACTGAACCCACTCGGGAAGATTGTCTGCTGGTTGTAGTAGATCGTGAAGTTCTTGAGCATTGCGGATGACACCTTTTAGTTGTGTCTTTGCCATGTCTCCTTCATAATCATACTCACCCTTGTCATAGTTCTCCTTCATCTTCTTATTCTTATGCTTCCAAGCAGTAGCA